TAAAAATCCAAGTTTTACACATTATAAAAGCGATGTTTATTTAACGGCTTTTAGCGCGATTTTATGTTCCGAAATGATTGTGATTTCACTATGAAATTTTCTTTATAAATCAATATGCGCTAATTTTCTTTCGGAACGAATAAGCCCTGTGGATAACCTGTTATTTAAGTAATGTTACAGGGCTTTTACTTACCACAAATATTACATTATTGGTCTTTAATTTTGCCGCCTGCGTAAGTGTAAGGGCTTACATAACCGTAATAAGTTTCCTGCACAAAACCTTCTGGTTGAGCTTTGACTAATTCAGATAACGCCCATTCATAAGGGATTTCGTTACAACCCGGCACGCCTGGGATAGTAAACGTATTAATGCTTAAACTCTCTTTTCTCTCGTCTTTTTTGGCTTTTGACACGTAAGATGAGATGGTTACAAAAGTACTATTATTGACATAGTCAAGTTGCAAGCCTGTTACAGTATGATGTTCTGAAATTGAACCAGTGCGTGCATCTTCAATATTTTTTCAATAAATTTCATTTGATTGCTCCTGATTTTGGATATTTGGATAAAAGAAAACCGCACTCGATTTATCAAAGTGCGGTTGATTTTGTTGTGTTTAATTATATGTGTTTACTTTCACATTGGTGTAACTAGCTCCATTTGATGATAGCTTAATGGAGCCACCTATAACTCCGTTTATGATTAACGGAGGTTCGGATAATGGATGTTCATAATTTAAGATGTGCTTGTTGTTTGCTAAAATCTGGATAACTTGATTACCAGTTGAGTTAAGTCCAGTCGCCACTATAAGTTCACTTTCATTATTATGTTCACCACTTGAAGATGTAGCGATGGTTGTGGTGTTTAATGTTCTAGTATTTTCTGCTGTAAATGACATTAACTCAATATTACCACCTCTTTTTGCTACAATTAGCCCACAAGACCTATTCTTTAAGGTGACATCTTGCTCATCATCAAAAACTCGACCACAGGAGATGATAACCCCAGTATCATTATGTACGCCAGATATTTTCAATACTTTAACAGGCGAACCGATACTACTCATGGAATTTCTGTTTAAACTGTTTAAATCATCGCTTATTGCCGCACCAACACCACCTTGAACAAAAGCTCTCTCAAAATTAGCCTCTTTACTAGATTTGTAGTAGAAATAGCCGATTAATGACTGTTTATTTGCTAAGGCACAGTTGTACTCCACTTTGCTTATACCTGCTTGAAGCACTCCAGCTTGTAAAGCTAGTTCGCTACCTCTGCTGTCTGTCGATGATGAATGATTTCCAAAAAAGATCGGGTAGCTCGTTTGTGAATTAGAAATTAAACGCTTAACATTTATAGTATTGCTAGTTGTGAATGTCGATAATTTGCCTATATCCCTATCAACACTTGCGTAGGTTTGATACATTGTTTTATCCGACCATAAATATAACGTTAATGCATTAAAGTTTGTTGTTTTCGGGGTGATAGCAAGACAGGCAGAGAAATAATTATTAATGCTATTGATAACGGAAACTGAGGCACCGTTATTATTCACTTGACCCTGCCATGGTGCGACTCTAAGCCCATCAGAAACATCTACTATAAAGCCTTTTAACATTTCCTTTGCAAAGTATGAGGCTTTTTGAGCGTGACCAATATTTGAAAAATGGAGCCCATCAAATTGATGGTACGCCCATCTATCATTATCCTCACGCATATTTTGCCATCTAACTAACCAAGCTCCAGTGTCAACAAGCTCGATCCCTGTTAGATTAGCCGCTTCTCTAATAGCATTGGTTGCAACGCCGAGAACCTTGGTTACATTTCTGGCTATATTATTAAATGGCACATCTGGAGTGACAATAACAGGAGTTCTTCCAGATTCTTTAACTTTTTTAATTAAATTTAATAACGCATTCAAAAAGTTATCATAATTGAAATTATTCTGAACAACGTCATTAAGACCAGTTGCAATTACAACGTGAGTGGCATCTCTGTAATGTGGATTGTTGTGAATTGCGGTGTCGTAGTTGTCTAAAAACCAACCTGTAATAGCGGCTTTTCCACCATACCCTGCGTTGTACACATTAATATTTTCATTACCTGAAATCTCTCTCAAAAGAGACTGTAGTACAACTGGCCATGAGTTCGGTGATTCAGGATTGTGATTATGATTTCCCTTAGCTCTTCCAGAACCATCAACAGCGTTACCAGTCCAACCAGAAGTCGCAGTGCCATCAGTCGTTGAATCTCCGTAGATTGCAATTCTTACAGGTAGTCCAGACATAGCACGGCCACCAAGTTTTGCTATGGCGTGACCAGTTGTTTGTTTGTCTTTAAGATCCTGTATGGCTTCTTTAACAGTTTCGCTTGGTGAAAATCTAACGATCTCTGCGCCCTTGTTGCCACTCCCTAAGTCCTGTCTCAATGAAGAATCGCCAATAACTGTGAATTTACTGTGATCTGATTGCCAGTTTGTTGCGGTGAACGGAATTGATGCGCTGCCGTTAAGTCGATATAAATTGCCGCTGTAATTAAAAACCTGATTTCTTTCAGTTAAAACAAGCCCTTGCTTATAATCGCCCTTATGCTCATAGCCTGAATTAATGAGAAATTCATCAACTGCTTTTTCGACTCCATGCCAAGTTCTTCTAGGAACTCCGAATCTATCTTTTTTAAATGTTGATGACTTGTCATTCATCAGCTCATCTAAGTTTTGAGCGTTATCAAACAAATCCTTCACGTTTGAACTGCCTAATGCGTTACCTGTATTGTATGTTGTCATTTTTCCACCTATAAAAAAACCGACTAAATCTAGTCGGCTTTAAAGTCATCCCATTCTCTGTTTAGTGATAAATCAAGAATATCCTGATCAAATATCAGGTCCTTCATTGTTGATAGCTCTTCAGGAAGTATAGCTCGTTTCAGTAATTGAATTTTTGCGCTATATTTCCATTTTTTATTTGCCGCCAACTCTGGACCGGAAAACATCTCAACAAACCTTACTGTGTGATACTCCATGCCTAATGGAGTCAATAATGGAATGTCAAACGGAAGAACCCCGCCATTCAAATCTGAATCATGGAAAAGCTCGAAAATTTGAGCCTGTTTAGATGTCATGAGCCATGAAATTGATGCGGTTGTTGGCACATCCTTGAAAACTCTTCTAGCTCGGAATCTACCGTTCTCCATTTCTGTCCGCCTAACAGGGTCTGCCGTGCTTAACGAGTACCCTGCTCTAAGTCCACAAGGTAGTTGCTTAGGCCATCTTAAATTAACTTTTTCCACTGCACCCATTTTACGCCCCCTTGTCTAACACGAACATAAATAGCATTGCCACTTGTGCGGTATTCCTGAAAAATTCCACCAGCCTCATAAACTATTAAGATGCCTGATGCATTGTCAGGGTAGCTTAAATCAGATCTACCTGCCTTGTACTGATAGTAATATCCTGTTTCTGTTATATGATTAAGGTTGCTATCTTTCAAATCTGCAGTTTTACACATAACGCCAACATCTTTTTTTATATCGGTAAAGTTATGAGTGTGGTGTTTAGGAGGAAATTCCTTGGGGATGTTTTGAATTTCATCCCAAGATGTTTTTAAACTCTGAATCTCATTAATCGCACCAATAATAGAGGATTTAACTTTGGTTTTTAAATCGGACAGCTCACCAACTGATGAAAACAGATTTTTCACATCTGCCCCCATTGTTGAGAATTGACTTAATACTTTATCCCAATAACTCATTAATACTCCATATCCAAGCTGATTGCTGCACTCTTCTTGTTGAATTTGTCAATGCCGTAAGCTTTAAATGAAACTTTTTTATTTCCACTCGGTGCAAATTGCCGTTTTATTTTTGCCACTTGACCGACATCGAGCTTGCCAGTGTAAATCGTTTCATTCCCCTCTTCGATAACATATAGCTGCACATTCGGGATATCCACACCTGTTATTGTCAGCTCAGCAAAAACAGGACTTCCATTGCTCGATGGAATCTTGTTTAATGAGAATTTCGGAGGAATATCACTTCCGTTATGAACAGTTTCAACTACAGATACATCTTGTTGAAACCAAGCGCCAGATGATTGATTGACGGCTCTAGCTCTAACTCTGATAGTGCCGTAAGGTAAGCTAGTTGTGATGCTTGGTGTTTTGCTTGATCCAAGTGTTACCCAATTTTGCCCACCATCAACACTGCTTTCAAAGTCATATCTTGTCGCACCGCTTGCAGGCGAGCAGCTTAATTCAAATAAATTCTCCACCAGCGTTTCCTTATGTTTAATCCATTTAATTGTTAAATCGCCACTAAATGCAACAGTTTTAACATCTAAAACTGGAGGTTTTAATATGTTCTCAACTTTATGTGGATAATCAGAGTAATTAACAAAGCTCATAGTGACTTTACCTGACGAATCTGGCGATGCTGATAACATAACGCCAACAGATGAATTACTAGACGCTGATCCAAAAATATAATGAGTAGGAGTTATATAGTCGCCAATCTCAACATGCTCTTTGATACGACCTGAAAAATCATCAACCTTATCAATATCATAAGACCCCATAAGCGAACCATTTGAGGCTCTTAGTTGAATTACGTGCTTGCTACCGCTTACCCAAGGTAGCGGCTCGTTTGTTTTAAGAACTCCAGATTTAAAGCTCTCAATAACGCCAGAACTACCCCAGTTAGCGACATCATGACTAATGATGCATTTATCGCCAAATCTAGGAATAAATCCCTCTGCCTCCGTGGTTAACGTTGTGAATATCTTTTGGGATTGATGTGACGCCATCATGTAAATCCCCTCCTGCCACGCATGGAGGCGATTTGATACGAATTTAAGACTTAGCTTAAACGCCTTTCTCATTGGGCTGTCTGGCAATGCACAGATAACCTCTTTTGGTGTCCAAGTAGTATCATCTGTGTAAGATACGACAACATGATCTCCCCAGTCGCTCTTAGGTAGTGCGTATTTAACGCTAAACGAATCCTTAACAATATTATTGTGACTAAAAAAACCAACATTAACAGACTTTGGTTCCGCTCTATAAAAATCAATAACGCCTGCATAGTAAATTGGTTTAGCCCTCCCTGTTGCAAGCATTTCAGAGGCCGCATCCCAAGTGGTCAACTCACTGTCAAAGATTCCATCTGCGAAGTTATTTCTTTTCTCCCATACAGAGTCAAGTCTCAACAGTTCCTCAAGATTCAACCTGCTTTGTTTTAACTTTCTCCCGTATTGTTGGTTCATGAAAATATCAGCGGTAGCCCAAGCTATCGATCTAGTTGGTTTTTCACGCCAACTATATCCATCCCACACCGGTAGAATTCTAGTTCCATTAAGATTAATTCGTCTTGAAATGCTACTATTTATATTATTTGTAGCCTTGATTTTAACGGCCAGCATCGTGACATTCCCATACTCTTGAATTGGATTCATGTACGATCTCAATCCTATCCATTGGAAATTGGATGAGCTTTTTGTGTCATTTTCGATTTTTTTTGATGTAAGCCCCATTCTCACTTCATATCGACCATTTGGAACATCAAAAAAGTTTGTGATCAACTGCCCATCTAGCGTTGCCCTAGTTATACGCTCTGATAATGGTAGCTTATAATTAACTCCCATACCAAAAGCGCGCTTCCTAGATTCAGCTATAATTTTTTCGTAATTCTTTCTCCATGAGGGCGAAGTTATGTCATCGCTGATCGTAAACCACTCTGATGTTGGATTGTTTTTATCGTCAAGCTTTCTAGCCTGAACGACATAATCAATACTATTTTTATTGATTTTCCCGTCATCGCCAAAACTACATAATCCATTTGGCAAGCTAATGTCAACGGCAAGCCTACTGGTTGTAGTCCCTAATGGAGTTGCGACAAATCCGCCAATCCATTGAATCTTACCCTTGATATTTAACATCTCGCCATCTGGTGTTGATTCATACCCAACAATGTCATCGCCGCCATCAATATATCCGTCTAGCTTTAACGACTGAACCTCTGGGGAAGTGTAAACATTGTCGTTGAACAGCGAAACTCGTCCAAAGGGAGGAATTATTTCATATTCAGCTTCGGCGAAGTTCTCGATTGGAGTTTTCTCCACATAAACTTGCTCTATATCAATCTTGCCTTGCGTTACGCAAAACAGTTGATGCATATACATTGCGTTATTCTTGCACTCAAAATAAGGCGGTGCCGCTAGATCTGGATAACCTTTTCTATATCCATACCAAACGGGGATCGGGCCATGTAGATTGGCTGAATTGTTCTGCGAGCCAATAAGGTATGACTCTAATCCCTTACCAATACCATCCTGCATTTGCGGTTGTTTTACGTTAATTGGCAACAACGCATTAATTAATAGTGAGCCACCAATCATTATAGCCGCAGACGCTGCGGATGCTGCAAACGAACCAGCCTGTAATCCAGCTAAAACAGGCACATAATACGATGCAACAAGCAAGGCAACTTGTAAAACGATTCTCAATGGACTACTACCGCCACCACCACCCTGTAGCACTGGTGGGACTTTCACTGTCACTAAAATATCAGTTGGTTTTAATTTTATGTTCCAATCTTTTTCCAAGATGAACTCATCATTTAATATGACAAGAAAAGGCTCATTTCTTATTAATGAGTTTTTCTTTCCACTAACCAACTTTTCCTTTCTAAGAATCGATTCAATTCTAGTAGGCTTTGGTATCGCAAATACTTTTTTGTTAATTTGCGGTCTAAATGGATCTTGTAAGTGTATAATATTAGCCATTGTTGAACCTGTAATATTT